CTGTAACAGGGGCAGGAGCCTCTAGCACAGTGCCGTCGGTATATTCTGTAACCATAATGCGCTCAAGCCCTGCACCACGGTATGTGACATTCTTGACTGACTTACCTGCAGGAGGTGTTGTAGTTGTGTTAGCAGTTGGAACTGGAGCGGGTGTTACAGATAGGTTAAGGGCACGCTTCTCGGCGTCAGTAAGAGCCTGTCCACCAGTTAACTTGGTGAGTGCATTACGGGTGAACTCTGGGCTTGGCAGTGGAGCGCCAAAGCCAGCAGCACCCTCTAAACGTGACTCGTCAATTCTTGCCATCAGATACCTGCTCCTAGTGCTCTGGCAAGTCCTGTTGCACTCTGCCGAGCGAGTTCATTAGCGGTTGTTGTAGTCTCAAACTTAGGGTCGTTCATAGCCTTCTGCTTGATTTCTGCATAGGTCAAAGGTGGCTGCTTGCCATCTGCTCCGCCTGGGCGGATGTATGACTGGACAAGTGGATTGTCTAAATCGATTGTGTCTTCAGGAACTTCCCAAGTCTTAGCGAGTAACTTGATTACTGGGTCTGCGATATCCTTTGTGGTCACGCCAGTCTTGTATCGGTCAGCAAGAGTTGGGTATTCATTCTCTGCCTTCTTAGCAAGTTCTGCCTTAACATCCTCAAGGCTCTTGTTACCTCGCGCAACGTTCTTTGCCTCAATCAAAGCCTCAGCATCTGAGAACCCAAGCAGGTTAAACTGCTTTGCTAGTGAGCGCACATCCTGGAGTGCAGTAAGTGACTTGCCTGCGAGAGATGCTTCATCCTTGAAGTTAACCTTTGCCCAGATAAAGTCCTTAGCAAAATCCTTGACACTCAGGAACGATGGCATTGTTGTGCTCATCGCTGACTGTACAGTCTTCTGAATCTCATCAGCATCCATACCGCCAGTTACCTGGGAGCGAGCAGTCTTAACAACACTGTCAATATTCTTTGCTGACTCAGCGTTGAATGCATCAGCAAAAGCCTGGATGTCTTCCTTAGATATCTTGCCTGTGTACTGAACATCGGCTACTGTCTGCTTGAGAAGTTCTGCTGCGGCATTGAAGGTCAGTTTGACGCGCTCGCCAGATGTCGATGAGGTTGCTGTGTTACCCGAGCCTCCGCCAAGTTTTGAAAAAATGGCGTTAATGATTGCCTGCGTAGTAGGGTCAATCTGAGGAGTATCTCCATCTTTAACCATTAGTCTGTAACCACCTTCATAGTGTCGTCATCAAAGTATCGCTTCATAATCTCTTGCACCTTTGGGTGATATGTTCCAAGATTTGTTGCAACGTAATCAAGGTATGCCTCTTTTAGTTTTGACTTACGAGGGTCGCCTTGCGGGAATGATTGGTATGCAAGTGTGATTGCATTACGAATCTGTGTGAACTTCTTGGCATCCTGCCACACTGGGCTATCGCCATACTTCTTCATAAAGTTCTTGTCGCTAGTAATCTCATAGAAAGCACGAGCGTAGTTGAATGAGTTGTCAGCACCACCTGCTAACTGACCCTTCTTTTCTTTCCACCAATCAAGGCTCTTGGCCTTGAGTTCAGTATCTGCATAATCGCTAAGTGCCTTAGACAATTCAGGGTTACGTCGCAGTGGCTTGCCTGTCTTCAACTGAGCCTGAGCGTCTAGTGCATCACGAAGTTTTGTATACTCTTCCCAGACTCGGTTAACCTGACGGCGCTTCTCTTCCTTCTCAGGTGTGAGTGCGAACTTGTTCAGAGGTGAACCATCTGGAAGACGAGTCTTTGGATTCTTAAGGAATTTGTAGACCGAAAGGCTTGTGTCTTCCTTAGACGCATCGATATCTAGTGTGAGCAAACCAATGAGCGCTCCATCTTTACCAAGTGCGCCTACGCTTTCAATCAGGTCTGCGTTATCTTTCCAGATACGGCTATACGCTGATGCAGTAGCAGGGATATAAGTATTAGATGTGCTGCCCTTGTAAGATACGCGGTCGATAGGGAAGTTCGGTGCAATAGTTGCAAGGAACTCCATCTCAGCCGCTGCCATAGCATCGCTACGGTTCATATCTTTTGCAAGATACTTGTTCATAAGAGTGTTGTAGTAGTTATCAAAGAGTGCCATTGGGTTTGTATCTACCTTGGCTGGTACGCCAAGAGGAGAGGCAAAGCCCCAGCGGAAACGCTTGAAGTACAGACCACGAGCCTCATTGAAGAACTGCTCCTGAGTCATCTTCTCTTCGATGCCCATTTCAGCAAGTGCATTGTGATAGTTGGCTACAGACTTAACTGTATCCATAAACGCTGCATCGCCCTCAGGACCAACAATAGACTTGTACAAGTCCTTAGCCCAAGATGGCATCAATGGAGAAGCGATATTATCTGGTGCGCCGTATGGAAAGATTGCATCATATGTAGGTCCAAGGACCTGACGGAATGTATCTTCAGCCGTTGGCTTTTGCTTAAAGAGTAGTGTCATAGGAATCGTTGCGATGTATGACGGTGCTGGAATGTTAACTAAGAATCCAAGTGAACGTGCGTTAATCATAACGCCCTTGCCATCGTTGAATCCGAGTTCCTTTGTTCCAGGAATCAGTAAGAACTTTGCCTTGCGTGGGTCATCTACAGGATTACCATTCTCATCCACACCGAATGAACGGAATGTAGACTGGTAGTTATGCAGGAATCCAGCCATACGGGTAGGGTTCTTAATAGCAAATCGACCATAGCGGTACATAGCATTCAGTGATGCTGCAGGGAATGCAGTAAGTACACGGCTTGCCCACACTGCACGATTCTTACGGCGTACTGTGTAGAAGGTCTTCTCTGCTTCCTGCAAAGATTCACGTGTAGCAGATGCGCGGATAGCGTTCATCTGACCAACTGTAAGTTTAACTCCCTGTTGCTGAAGGATTGTAGCCTTGCGAGTTACGATATCGCGGAATACCTTGTCAGCAAATGACCAACGAATTGGGTTTTCTGGACGTGTCAACTTAGAGAAGATTGTTCCAATAGCCTTATCTGCCGCTACTTCAACTGCAGCAAGACCAGTTGCTCCAACAGATTCTGACACCATATCGTAGTCAAAGTCAATTGGGTGCAGTGGGCTAAGGCGACTAATATCCTCAGATAGAATCTTCTGCAGTTCAACAGATGTTACTTCACGCTCAAGGAGCATTGCACGCACTCGAACATCTGGTAGGTAGCGCTTGACTAGACCTACTCGGTTACGAGCGATATTAAGAATCTGTGCATCATCGTAGTCACCGAACTGTGACATATAGCGCTTGCCTGAAGAAGTCAGTGCCCAAGCCTGGATATCTTCTAATGGCTGCTCATCGAGAACCATCTTAACCAGTGGGTCATTGCGAAGTGTGCGGTTAGCAACATATGCAAGTTCTTCGAAGTATAGTGGGTCACGGATGTCTGTGACTGTACGTGGACCACGACGAAGCAAGATACTGTTCTTTGTGCCAACAGTTAGTTCACCAGCAAATGTTGTCGCAACTGTACGTGAGTTGGCAAACTCTTCACGAAGAGCAGCACCAAGTTGGTTCTCATCAAAGAGGGCATCAATCTTGACATACTGGTCGCCAATGAATGTATAAGAAGATTCCTTACCGTAGTAACGCTTCTTAAACTCAGCAGAGCGGTCAAGTACTTTAGCCTGCGCTAACTTTGCCTTGCCTAAATCCTTGAGGATTACGTTATCAATCTGCGCATAAAGTGCAGCAATCTCGTCATACTTCTCAGTAAGTAACTTTGCGTCAGGTACAAGTGTGTTTAATTCACCCTTGGCTTTACCGATAGCAGCCTTAGCGTTGGCGATTGCAGAGGCGTTCTTTGCCTTAAAGTTGACATCAGTTGATGATTCAATAAACTTGATGCGACGCTCAAGAGTAGCAAGAGATGGAATCTCTTCTACTTCACCGAACGGCTTTGCAGCATCTTGTAGTTCCAACTCTAGTTTCTCTACTGCATTATCTGCACGCTTGAGTTCTGCCTTGACGATATCGCCGTAATCACGGCGAGTAGCAGGAGATACTAGGTCTGTCTCAAAGAATCGGTATGACTCAGCAGATAGGAACTCGCGCTGCTGAATAGCCTCGCTGAGTTGCTTAGTAATAGAGTCGACTACATCGCCTACTTCTTTAGCCTGCTTTAAGTTGACTGCTGCAAGGGCTGAACCCTTAATGCGGTTGCGAGTATTCTTAAGTGAGTTCTTTGTAAAAGTTGGAACCTGGTCAAGAACATACTTGGTACCCTGTGACATACCAGCAGAAAGAATAGGCTCTGCCCAAGACTGCTTAACAATATATGACGGACGAGCAAGGACATCGAATGTCCAGTACTTGGTCAGTGTCTCATACATATTGTTAAGCCCTGCTTGAGCCGAGTCAAACTTGCCTGCGGCAGTACCCTTCTTTGCTCGAAGGATTTCACGCTCAATGTTATTAAGCGGTGACATACGGAAAGATTCAGCAATCTGGCTCTGTGTCTGAGCATCTGTGAAGATACCGCGACCAGTAGCATCCATACCAAAGCCGTTCTGACCAAACTGCTCAGTTGCACGATTAGCACGCTGACGCATAATGCTCTGAAGTTCAGAGATAATCTTTGTATCGTAGAAGTCATATGAGCGAGCAATATCGTGAACGATATTCTTATCCAACTCATCTAGTACCTGACGACGGGCAACTGGATTGGGTGCAGATGTGAAGTCAGCAATAACCTTTGAGCGATACTCTGCGGCTGTAATTGCATCTTTAGTAGAAGTCTTGATTAAGTTATTACCATTAGTAAACAACTTGATATCATCAAACATTGCGTTCAGTTCTACGAGTCCATCAAATGGACGAGCACCTGAGAATGTAACAAAGCCAAGTGGCTTGTATGTACCACCAAAGCGCACGATAGACGCGAGCATACCGTTGGCGCGTGTACCTAGAATCTGCTCATCAATATGACCAGACTTACGTGTGAAGTCACGTGTAGTAACCTTTGCCTTGATAGCACGAGTACCAGTGATTGCCTTAGAGATTTTTTCTGTAGCAAACTTTGGTTCTAGTGGGAAAACATCTGTCTTGCCCATAGATGTGATGTAGCCATCTGAGTCAAGGAATGCCTGATAGACCTTTGCGTGCTCTGGGTTCTTCTTGATAGCACTTTCGAATGCAGCCTTGATACGTGACAGTGCATCGCCTGTTGGCTGATACACATCATCATTAAGAAGGTTGCGTGAGCGAATATACCCAGGCAAATCTGCTAGTTCAGCAAGGTCATCTGGTGCCTTAGTTGCAAGACGCTCAAGGGCTGGAAGGTATCCCTTGTCAGCAAGCACATAGTCACGAACCATTGCTGGGTCAGTTGTATCTTGCAATAGCGGAATAAGGCGCTCATTGTTGCTGTACTTCTGTACGAATCCAGAGATAATGTTGATATCCTTAGACTCTGCAACCTGATTGAGTTCCTGCGCTGTGTTGGTTAAGCGCCCGCGCTCACCGTTAGTAACAATATTAAGAATGCCATCGTTAGCATCTTGTTCAAATTTTGCAAGAGTTGTTCCCTTTGCGCTAAGACCCGCAGACTTAATGGCCGCTTTGCCTGCTGTTGATATCACTTTGCCAGCACCGAAGAGTGCTGCGTTGCCTGCAGTAAAGTCAGTAAGACCTGTGAAGTAGCGACCTACCACGTTGTCAGAGAAGTTCTTCTGTACGTTCTGGTCATCCCAAAGGTTGACGTTAGCGATATCAATGCCGCCAGAGTAGAGAACTTCATCAGATAATTCTTTGAATCCTGGAATAAGGTCAGACTGTGTGAGTGCAACACCCATTGAGACTTCTTCACTGCGCTTATACGCGCGTGAAATGTCTGCTACCTGGAATCCCTTTTCGTATTTTCCTGGTGCATACAAAGGAGAATCTGGGTCAGTGACCAATGCAAGTGTAGATACAGGACGTGTGATGTAAGGAGAGATTACCTCTTCTTCAACAAATGCTGCAGCCTTGAGTAGCATATCGCCAGTGGCTGATGCTGCCTTTGAGCCTTGCACGTATACAGCATTGTCTGCAATTGCTTGCTGAGTCTGAGATGTAAGAGCCGTCTCAGTAAGATTCTTAACCTGACCCTTTTGGCCAGTTTGCAAACCAACAACGCTACCTGCAGCAGACTTAGCAGTAGTTGCTAATCCAGAGAGAGCATTACCTGCAGCGCTTTTTAGTGTACCGCCAACGCCTTCAACGACGCCTACGACGGATGGCAAAGAGTCTGCAACTGCTTCTCTTGCGACATCTCTAGCCTTATCGACTATTGGTGATATAGCCTTTTTAGCAATCTTATTTACGAAGGACTCCCATAGCATTACTTAAGACCGCCCTTCGGTGCGTTGCCAGTAATAGCAATAATAAATTCATCTCTATCCTCAGGTGTATCCCAAGGAATTGTTGCAAGGCTCATTACGATTCCTGCGTTGTCGTATCCGAGTGAGTTTGCGAATACATCAATGTTGTCTAGTAGCGTTCCTTTTTTCCATCCTAATGTCACTTATTGCTCCATCAAGAAGTTAATGAACTGCTTGTATGTCTGAGGTGCGTCAGGAATGCGAGCACCCTCAAGAAGAATAGGCAGATACTTTTCTACAATCGCACGATTCTCAACCATACGTGAGTCACCTGAAAGGTTACGTGGAAGAACTTCAGGTCCAGGACCTGCACCCATTGGAGCGCCTGCTGTTACTGGCTCATCTGGGTTGTCTGTCTCAGAAAATAATGTGTTAATTGGATTACCGCTACCGCCTGTAATCAAATCAGAGAATGCTGAGGGTGTAGGCGCAGGAGTTGCTGCGGCCATTGATGCGCCTTGCTGCTGTTCCATCATAGCCTTACCCTCCCCGTACTTGCCGCCTGAGATGTAGCGATTGGGTTGACCCTTAGCCGAACCTGCGCCGCCTGTTGCAGATACACCTGTGTTGTTCTGTGGGGCAGTTGGGCGGTATCCGCCACTGTTTTGATTGCCAGCCATTAGAACTCCTTAGTTGTGTTTGAATTGTTCTTTCGAGTAATACGGTGGAGCAGTAAATGCAGATACCGTAGAAGCAATCTCCATTGCCTCATATGCATCGGCTCCTGCGTAGAGTGCTCCAATTGCGTAGGCACCACCTGAACCAACTGCATAGATGCCATCTTCATTTCGACTGACACTTAGTTCGTCATCGATATCAAATATCTCACCGCATATTGCAATTAAGAATTGAAATCTCTGCTCGGTCTTAGGTTCATTTAGGTCGATACCATTTAAGATAAAACATTTGCGTAGGCTAGGAATTACCTTGGCCACCATAAAGTGGAACAAGTCCTTCTTATCAGCCTTAGTAGGCTTAGGTGGTTCCCAGATGTGTTGTGCTACATCGCAAGGTGTTACTTCACCAGAGCCTGCAATCAGGAATCCGTTGCGTTCTGCAATCTTGCGTGAGTCAGGGTGTGTGTAGATATAGCCTGAGGAATCTACTACACGAGAATCAACAACAATTGCACACCGATTATCGTATTGAAGCCCGATGATTGTCGTCATTGTCCCCTGCCTTTATTAGAATCGAGTTGTTGCTCTGCCACCTTGGGCTGCAAGGGAAGCGACAATTGTTTGAATATCTGGAGTTGGTTCACCCATAGGTGCGCCTTGTGGCATACCTTCTGGAGAAGGAGAGCCTCCTACTGGTGCTGCGGCAGGAGCAGGGGACGGTTGCTCAACTGCGCTAGTAGCCTCACCAGCAGGAGGATTTGGTTGCTGCGGTGCAAAGACCTTTTCAATTGCGTCTTCAAGCGCCTGTCCCTTTTGGCGTGCTTGGATAACCGCAGCAATTTTACGAACCACATCTGAGGCATCTTGTCCTTGAGTTGCCATCTGTGGTATAGCCTGTGTGTAGGCTGTAATGGAGTTGAGGAGAGAATCGCGCATCTTCTCGATTTCAATCTTCTCAAGTTCCTGAGTCACATTCACTGTGAATGGAAGTTCACGCATAGCGAGGTCCTTAGAGATAAGGCCACCGCCTAGTGCCTGAAGCATAAAGATAAGTCCCTGTGCAGGGTTAAGACCTGCGAGCATACCGTAGCGAACATCGGCTGAGTAATCGTTCTTGATGTCCTTAGTTGGTACATATGAGATTTCGTAAGGTGAACCAGCATCGACACCACGGATGGTCTTCTTCTCTGGGTAAATCTTCTCATCTATCTCAAAGCAAATCTTAATTACATCGCGGAGCGCTGTAGCAAAGATTGCCTGTGCTGATTTAATCTGTGTGTCAAAGGCTCCCATAAGAGCCTGTACGCCTTGGCCTGTAACGATAGAGGCATCAACGTTGCCTGTACGTGATTCAGGGTAGCGTGTACCGACACGGAGTTCCTGATTAAGGATTGCTCCCTCTTGGTACATATTTGCTGGAGGGTTGATATCAACACGACGCACACCCGCTGGGTTGTTTGTCTGGATGATTGTGTCTCCACCAAACTCGATGTTGTCAACATCTGTTGGCATAACGATTGGAGCCTGGATAGCCTTCTCAGCAGCCTCCATTGCAAGCAATGCAAAGCGGTTGCGAAGTAGTTGGATACCAAGAACGTCATCGAACTGACCACGAAGTTCGTCATCAATTGTAGGACGCTTTGCAACTACAATCATCATCTTGCCTAGTGGGTTGGCAACCTTTGAGAGAACCAAACCACCGCGAGAAGGCACGTAGATAACCGACTGGTCCTTGTCGTAGTAGCGAATCATCTCAACCTGGGCGTTCATATCCTGTCGGTATCCCAAAGGACCGAGCAGTTGTGAATCTAACTCAGGAAATTGTGCGACGAGTTCTGCTAGTGTTACAAGGTAGGACTTAGCAAATGCCGTACAGCGCCCAAAGCGGTCGAATTCTGGGTAAGCACCCAGCGAGTTTTCTATACGGATGCGCGGCATTTTTGCTTCTTCATCAAGTTCAACAATGAACGTGGTGAAACCATATGTTACATAGTAGTCAGCACCGTGGTACATCTGTACCGATAGGTCTGAATGCTGGAAGTAATTAGATGCAATACGTGTGCGCTTGTCAGCAAATGCACGAGCAGAATCACTCGTAGCATTTGCCGCAGAGCAGTTCACCGCAGGAAGCGGAGCAATTACTTCGGATAGGTCACGGGCTACGATGTCAATGAAGTTTGCAACTACATTTGAATCGATACCCTCTGGGAAGAAGTCAGGAAAGACGGATGCAATTTCACCCTTACGTACAGCAAGGACCTGCTTATTGCGGGCATCACGAAGACGGTTGCGGTCCTTGAGGGACTCAACACGTGCTACGACCTGCTGAATACTAAGTGTCATTGTTTTCCTAACGATTAATTTTTAAAATTACTTAGACTTACTGCCCATTTTGTAAAATGCTGTATAACCACGGCTTAACGCAAGTTTTTGTGCTGGAGTTAGTTTAGGACCCTTGCCAGCGATGTTTGCGCTTTGGGCTGCCAAAGCCTTGTCAATGGACTGTATGCGAGCGGCATCTGCTGACGCGTACTTAGCAGGCTTGTTAGCGGCCTTGAGAGCAGACTTCTGATTCTTTGCAGTCGATGTGCGACTGCGCTCTGCAAGCAAACGCTTGTTTGCAGCATTAGCAGATTCTGGTCCGAGACTATACTTGCCTGGCTTTACTTTTACACTACTTGGTTCTGGCTTGAGAGATACTTTAGGCTTTGGTGCCGCCTTAGGGGCTTTACCGCCAGTGCCCATTGAGCCACCTTTAACGCCACCGCCTGGTGTTCCGAGAGGATTCTGTGTTCTCTTCTTTGGCTTAATTGCCATCCTATTGCTCCTTATCCGTATACGTCATCCCACTGAGCCTGCTTTAGTTCAGTTAGGGATATTGATGTTCTTTTTGACTGCTGCCCTCTAGTGGCCCAGCGGTTATTCATAAAACTGGCACCGCGTAAAGATTGTTGCATCATTTCGCGTACCTTGATTACTGCGAACCATAGAGCCATAACGCAGTCAGTGGGGTTTCTCGTATCTGGTTTCCAGGTAATTAGTTCCTGTACCAGAGTCTTAAGACCCTCGGAGCCTTCGTTGCTTGGCAGTTCGATGATGTTATCATCTTGGTGTCTTCCATCTCGGACAGTGCCGAAGAGGGTAGACATAGATGCAACACCAAAGGATGTGTCCCACTTGTTCTTACCAGTAAAGTGTGATTCAAGGCGGCAGCCGTGAGATGCCAGCCAATTGCGTAGGTCATCGTCTAGTGCATAAGCCTTCTGGTGTGCGTTAATTTCAATACGCAACTCCTGGGGCTTATACTTGATGACCCACTCTTCAATCAAATTCTGAATCTTTGCAGGGCTTGGCTCAGTCATATTGACACAATCGAGCACATAGATTTTGCTATCGGCTTTGTTGTATGTGATTACAACTGCACCTGTAGCACCTGCCATAGCGGGGTCAAGACCGATGATGGTGTATGAACCTTCTACTGCTCGTGGATGTCCTGGGGTTCCTGCTTTGAGGGGACCACGCTTTCGCATTCCTTGGACAGACCCTGCAATACAAGTCGGTGAGAAGATGGAATCTTCGACGACATCTTCTTGTTGGTAGACCATTGCCCAAACAGATGGCGTGACCTCAGAGCGACGCTTAAAGAGAGAAGGTCCGTCCCACTTGGGATATAAGCCATTCTCGTCCACCTCGTCTTGCTCATTTTCCTGAATGTTTGTCTTGGCCCAGAGGGTCTTCCAGTTTTCAGGCTTCTCATCAAATTCAAGTACTGCAGGCATAGCGCAGTATGTAAACGGGCTCTTGCCACCAGACCAGTGACCTGGGTTACGCAGTTCGCGGTAGAGGTCAACAGGAGATACTCGGGTACCTACGATGATTAACTTACCGTAGCGACCTAGACGGGTGATAACTTCCTTCTGAAGCCATTCCATCTGCTTTTCCCACTCGTGGGCGTTGCTACCCATAACCGCGTCGTCGACGATAATGAGGTCGGCACGAGCACCGTAAATCTGAGAACCGATACCTAGGGCCTGGACGGTAGGGTCTTTCTCGCCTGAGTCACGGCCTGTGCCGAGGTAAATCATATCTGCCGACCACTGGGTAGCGTCGGACTTATATCCGCCGTTAGGACCAAAGGCAACCTGCATCTTTGTGTAGGCTGGGTGTGAAAGTCTTGTCTTAATCGCACCAAGGAACTTACGTGCCATACCCTGGGTCTTAGAGACGATAATGACTCGGGTATTAGGCTGAGTCACAATTCGGTAGGTTACGTAGTTGGTCGTAATCGTAGTTGACTTGGCGTGCTCAGGTGGGACGTTAATCAACACACGGGCTGGGTCTCCAGGCTCATATGTCATACCACGGGGCATCCAGCGAGGCTCACGGCCTTCAATCAAGTCGAGCCAGTTCAACTGGTGAGGAAACATCTTGGCGTCTAGGAACTGCTCAGAGAACTCAGGGAAGGAAATATCCTTTAAGTCCTTAAGGTCGGCCTTGACCCCTTTGCCTTCCAAACGTGCCTTCTCAGAGCGTTCTTTGAACTCAGGGTCCTGCATCACCCACTGACGGAAGGTGGTGTCGTTACGGTTGACCGTACCCATTGCGGCAGTGATGGTCAGACCTTCAGCCAGTTTGAGCAGTACTCGCTCCTGGGCTTCCTTCTTGGAGATGTCTAACTTACCCGCAGGTCGCCCTCTGTTTGCCATTGCTGTGTCCCATCATAAAAATGTGTCAGTCCGTGGTACTCAGCCACGGGTCAAATCCTGGTGTATCTGACGTTCCCATAGGGCGGCCCCTACGAACATTAAGAACGGGAGTGGTTACCTTCTTCCGAGCGGGATAGGCAGGAGTCGAACCTGCGATAGAAGACTGGGACTTTTAATCCAGTCAGACACCGTTAGCCAACTACCCCAAACTTGCGCCCCTCTGTAGGGGCTAATATAACGCTAATAACGCCAGTCAGTAAACGGACATAAGGGTGGCAATTATTATATTATTATATATTATATTATTATATATTAATACTTGCGAGCAAGCCGAAGAGCGATGCTCGCTCTATATATTAATTAATATATTACATATATAGATAACCTGTAGTTTTCGTAAAACCGAACACTCAAACTGAATATATTTTAAAATATATTATATTAGGGGGCTGATTATATATAAAAGCCCTGGTCAGCAGGGCTATAACAGAAAAATTTGATGTGACTATATAATATATATGGCGCGCGCGCTTAATAACCCTAGGGTCTAATCACTGACCTAGACTGACA